GTGAGCTAACTTGATTTTTTATAAGAACACGTATGCCGTTATCTGTTGGCGATACAAGAGTTACACCGTCTATAACCAATGCTGCGTTAGCGTTTGCTGTAAGTGTTGCCCCAACTCCACTTGTACCGTTGTTGTATGTTGGAGAATTAGGTAGGGCAGCGGCCGTAGCATAAACAGCTGAGTCGTGAACAATAAAGCCAGTAGAAACAGCACTATCAACGTATTGTTTTGTAGCTGCTTGTAATCCAGCTGTAGGATCTGCATTTAAAAGAACGGTTGAACCAAAAGTAGCAGCGCCATTAGATGTAAACGTGCCAGGTATTGCAACGTTACCTTTAAAAGAAGTACTTAAATCTGTGTTAAATGTTACTACAGCGTTGTTTGTATCTACACCACCAGCGAAAACTGTTACGTTATTTGTGGCTGAACCAAGAAGTAATACGCCGCCATCGTTATATAGATAACCTGAATTTGGAGAAAAAATTGGAAACGCTGCTTCTGTATAGTTTGAGCTACAAATACCCATGTCAATAAAGTTATTTGTACCGTCACCAAGATCGTTATAAGCAACAATATCTGTAGAAGCGTTAGAGGCATCATTTAAGTTTTGTACATATAACTGAGCAAAACTAGGTTCATTAGCGTAAAACTCACCTAAAGAAGCGCCAAAGCTTGTATAAGAGCTTGCATTAGCGCCAACAACTGTAATTGGGCCTTGACGTAAAACGGTGGTGCCATCAGCTTCTTCAAAGACAGCACGTTCAGATGGGTAAGTAACAAACACATCTTTTGAACCAGCACTAAAGTTAACTAGCGCGCCAGCAGAAGAAGATGAGTAAACAGTATCTCGACTTAGTTGGTCAGGCGCTGTAAACGTACCTATACCAACTTCCCATTGGGATGTACCTTGGCCAGCAATACAGTAATACACCGTTGATCCCGTAGGAATGGCAGTGTTAAATGATTGAAATCCAACAACCGCACCTAATAGCGTGGCTGTACCTGTGCTAGTTACACTTGTAACCTCTTTAACGCGGTCTTTTAGTACAAGAGCCATGTCAGGCTCCTATTAAGCGATGCGAATGATAGCTGTTGTGTTCGTAGCAGCTGGGAACTGAACAGTAAAATCACCGTCAGTAGATGTCTTGTCGCTACCAAAGTCCAACACAGCAACCGCAGAATTACTTTGGCTGTTGTTGTAAATCAAAGCGCCACGAGCTGTGATTGTTGCTGAAGACCAAGTTGTGTCTGCAAAGTCAATGTAAGCTGTTGTACCTGATCCACCGTTGGTTGGCGTTGTAGTAACAGACAAAGTGTTACCACCTGTGCTGTAGTTACCAGTAGCGGCTACTTCACCAGAGGTTGTGTACGCAGTTGTATTGGCATCTAAAGTTGCTGAGTTTGTATACAGAGCAATCTTAAACGTGTTAGCTGAAAAGTTTTGCAAGCCATTCAAGAGTTGAATCTTGAAAGATGTTGGCATGTAGTTACCTGTAAAGGCCATTTTTTACTCCTGTTTATAACTTGTTGTACTGCAAACTTGTTTGTCCAGCGCGATAAGCATCGTTTCTTTCTAAGCCATCGCCAAGACGCTTTAACTGCCCTAATGCTTCATTATACTTTGCTTCAATGTTAGCAATCATATCAGCTTCGCCACGCATGTAAATATACGCTTCTCTTAGCGCGCCGTAAAGTAATACTGGATCATAATTATCACCAAGCCAGCTAGTTCCAGCGGTAACAATAGATTGTGGGTAGAAGAAGTAATGAAGCTCAACATTTAAATTAGCGCTTGGCGTTGGGCCTAGAATAAAGGCTAATTCTGTTGGGTTTGCAGAACGGGGGCCAAACAAAGCGTAGTATTTTGGCGTACCTGTATCTGTTGGGTTTGGATAAGCCTGGCGAATAAAGTTCACATCCTTATTAAGGAGGTACTCATAATCGCCATTAGCGGCTATCACAGCCATTGAATACACTGCGAGAAAGTCGGTAGGACAAGCTAAGTATGTATTACCAATGGTGCAAACGCCAGTTACGTTCTTACGTAACGCAGGAATCTGGACACTGTTATAAATACGTTCTTCAGCTTGCTCAACAAACGTAGCTATCTGTTCGGCAGATGTCAAATTACCAGCCGAAACTGGGAAGTCGTTTTCGCAATACGCTTGAATCCTAGCGGATAACTCTGTGTAGTTCATTAGGCCATTGGTCCGCGAGCTTTAAGACCTTTAGTGGCTGCACCAGTACCACGAATCTTAATACCATCTGTTTTCTCAGGAGCATAGTTACGCTTGCCCACATTGCCTACAGAGATATTCATCTTGTCCATACCGTTACCTGGCTTGGTCACAGCTGCTTTAGTCATTTTTTCATCCATTGTCTTACCTTTCATGGTATGAGGAGCCGCATAAACTTCAGCATCGCCAATCTCTTTACCCATTAATTTTTTGCTATATTTAGCCATGATTAGCCTTTTTTCTGGGCTGCAATCTTAGCTAGACCACGACCCATTTTCTTCATGTCAGCATTGGTTTTACCACCCTTGCTGCCAGTTGATTTTGGACCTTTTTCAATACCCATTCTTGGGCCTGAATCACCTAAGTTTTTACCTTTGGTTTTGCCTTGTTTTGTAATACCATCTGCGGCTTTTCTAAACATAATTTACTCCTAAGAAGTTATAACTGTAACTGTACCAACTTGTACTCTTGCAATCAAGTTATTTGGTGTTAATTCTGTATCAAAAAATCTTGCTCCACCTACAGGGTTCCAACCCCACTGAAAAATCCTACTACCTGCTTCTGGATAGCCAACACCTTGTTGTGTCACGCTATTCGCTAGCAACTCTTGCAACCCACTTGTACCAGAAACCTGATAACTAGTATCTGGTCTAGGATTTCTAAGAGCCTGTGGATCATCAACTGGATACATACCCAATGACAATTGAGGCTGGTCTGGCTCCCAACATTCTGGACATACCAAAATGTTAGTCTTTTTAGTCTTAATTGTTAGAGCTTTTAACTCCTTCAATTTATACCTTTGTGAGCAACGATCACATTCCGCAATTGCCCACTTACCAGAAGCAAAACGATTAGGCATAGAACATATTCCTTGGCACAAAGCGAAGAGGTGCTTTATCCCTATCTTCGTCTGCTGCTAACTGGAATTGCTGCTCATAATCACTCTTTAACATCATAATGCGGTCTGGTGATACCTCAGGTTTCTTCATGGCAATGTAATAAGCCAAGCCAGCTACCATGCAAGGTAAGAATCTGAATGGAATATCTTGGTCAGTAACACCTGTTCCAGCATCCTGTATACGGCGCATACGCCAGTAAACAAATGTGTACCCACCGCCAGCATTAGGAGTAGGCCAAACGTTGATTGAAGGCAGGTTTTGAGCGAATACAGAAGCACCTGTCAAATGAGCTGCTGCCACAGTATTGGCTTGACCGCGTGCGCAGTTTAAAAGCTGATTACCACTAACGTTAGAGTAGGCAATAGTTTCGTTATCAATCTTGATAAACCCAGAAACCGCTAATCCAACCGTTGATACCAAAGTAATTGTTGTGTCATCTGCATCAATAGCACCGTTTAAAGTTGACGATGCTAAGTTATTTGTTTGACCAGATTGGCGATTAATCCACACTTGAATAGGACGGCCAGTGGTTAGTTTATTTGGAATAGTAGAGTAAGTAGACTCACTAATACGGCTGATATTAATATCAATCTGATTAGGTCCTGCATTGTTTTGCCTAATTACTTGGTCTAAAAGGTCAATGGTGTTAACAGGAAGAGCATATGTAGCCTGTCCTGTATTCATCGTAATCTGGCCTTGTTCTACGGTCCAAAGGTTAATACCACGATTTGCCCACTCTACAGTAAGCAAGTTCATAGACCGTCTGGCTGTTTTAAAGTCATAACCAGTACGCAACTCAAGGCCACAACGTTCAAACGCTTCTTCAATTAGATCGTTAAGGTCTAGGTTAAACGTTGATGCGCTTGATGTTGTCATTTCTTAGCTGTCCTTGCTGACTTAATAAAGTCTGCTTTAGTTGGAGCGCCTTTGGATCCTGGCTTTCTCATTTTCTCACCAGATCCCGCGGCTATACGTTTTTTCTTTGCGGCGATATTGGCATACAAACCAACCTTACCACCTT